GCGACTCGGCGCATAGTTAAAAATCCCTCGTGTAGAATTCGCGCATACCGTCAACAACGCGGCGCATGGTTTCTTCCGTTACCGGATTCAGATATTTATCCATGTCCTCACGGAACTCAGGGTCGCAGGGCTTCAAGCTGTTCAGATACCTCTCCCGTGACTCGGTGTCTGATTGGCCGGGTTGTGGGCGTTTGCGAAGATTTGGTTCTCCGCAAAACCATAAGTCGCCATCGCTCATCTTTACGACGTAATCAGTATCAATTGCCGCAGAGTCACCCATAGCCGAACAGAAATAACCAGCCTTAAATGGCCCGACTTCAAATATTTCGCATTCAATATGGCCGCTGCCGTATTTCGCTATAGCCGCAGGGTTCTTTGCTGGCAGCATGATTACTATCTCGCCTTTAGAAAATTTCATATCCCCTCCTACCGTCTCACGGGTGTGGAATTGGTGGGCGGTGGCCGGATTTCCACCGACTCTACGGATACGCTATCCAGCCTGAGCGCCGTAGCTTTATGGCGACTGCCCCGAGTCTGGAGCAAGGAACAGTCTTCACCGCGCATATCAACAAATCTTCTTCGCCTTCGAACAAACCGCCATCAACCGCAGACCTTCTTGGATCTGCCTTTCTTCAGCGGCATCCTGACCTCTTCTACCGGGCATCCAAGATCAGGCTTTGTGCTTTTCAATAATCCAACCATGTCAGCCGTGCGCTGAGCCTCATATTTCGCTTTTGTGGCTACCGCCATCTGCTCATACTTCACCATTTGGGTGTGACAGAAACTTGCGTAAACTCCGACACAGAAAAACGCACTGGCATAAATCAGGTGTGGTGTAACGAATCTCACAACCCTGATAAAGTGGTGGAGCAATCCAAGAACAGCTTTCATGGGTACACCGCCATTTGCTTGTCATCAGGACACTCCCCAGTCTCGCCGTTCATGGAAAATTTATTCCAGACCATGCATTGGGTTTCTTTCGTCATCGGCTCCGGCTTGTTGCTCTCGATGTACCAGAGGGATAGGCAGGAGATAATGCCAATGACGGATAACAGGATTCCGAGCTTTTGGATTGTGGGGTTCATGCAGCCTCAATGAACTGCATCGGGTCAAGTTTTCCGCTGCGGCGCCCAGTGTTGTAGGTTTCGATGACACGCTCGGCAACACATTTGCTCAACGTGGTGCGGCGGTATTGATTCATGCCTTTGGCGTCACCAACAAGGCCAGATGCTCCACCAGGGTACTTAGAAAGCTTGTTAACCAGAGAATCGCGGTCAATGGACTCACGATAGCGAGCAACTACAGCGCCAATGCCTTCAATCAATTTTCCTTCCAAGGCCGTGCTTTTGGTCCCCCAGGCTTCTTTGATAAGCCCGAGTACGAAATTCAGGGTTTTGCCTTGGTCTACTTTATAGAGGCTCTTGAGGGTGCTAACACAGGTAAGTTTTCCGTCAGCATTCGCTTTGGCAATCTCAAGCCCATGCCGGTTGGTGATTGCCAGAACACCCAATGCGTCAGGATTATTCGCCTTGGCCTCGTTGACAAACTTGTCATAAGGCATCACCGATGCGCGATCATTGAGTTTCAGGAAAAGCTGAGCCGCCCGGACGTCATCGGTTGCCTCGGTATGGATTTTGACCTCAACCTGCCACTCTCCAAACCCATGATCCAGCAATGCCCGCAGCCGGTGCTGGCCATCAATTACCCAGACTTTGCTTACCCCGTTAATTGGATACTCAACGGCATGCAAAACACCGATTGCATCCAAATCAAAGTTAGAAAGAAGCTTCTTCAGCTTCGAGGGGACTAAATCACGCTGCGCGTGCGGATGAATCGCCAGTGTGTCGGCCCGCATCTTCACCAGCTTCGAGTTGTTCTGCATTGCCATTTGTTGATCCTCTCTGTAGTTTTCTAGATAGTTCACGGAAGGTCTTGGCTATATCGCTGGCCCGCGTCCTCCAAACCTTGATTTCTTCGTCGCTGCAAACCGACAAAGCCATTTGAACATCCAGTTCTTCTAATCCCCGGCAGTGGCCTGTAACAATTGAAAGAGAATTAACCATTTTGCTTTTTTGAGACTCGGCCTTAATTCTTTGGCCTTCGGTTTTTGGCTCATAGGGCGCTTCTTTGTTTGCCCTTATGCCCTTGCGCCCCAGTCTGCCTGTAACTTTGGTTGGCTCGACTCCGGCCATACGACGCTTCATTTCTAAATGTGCGCCGTGGATATTATTTGTTTCATCCATTTGCTCTGGCAGGTCGCCGAATTTTTCTGGGTCTGATTCAGCAGCCTCAATAACCTGCCTAGCCTTGGCGTAAGTCGTCCCGCCCATCCCCACAGCATTGCCGGCTATCTCTCTAAGATTTATCTTCTCCGGTGTTGATATTTGGTCAACACCGCTGCCAAATTGAGAAGCCTTTCTATTCGCCTCGGCTTTTGGCCTTTCTTTCTCCTCAATCATTCTCCCAATGGCCACGGCCTCGGTAGGTGTGAAGTTCTTTCGAACTTCGTTTTCATCCCGCTCAGCGGAAAGCAGGTCAGCAACATCGATAACAGTTGCAGGTATGCGCTCCCACCCCAGAAGCTTTGCGGCTTCTAAGCGACGGTGGCCAGCAACAAGAATTTTTTCACTGGTGATAACTACCGGGTGAAGTAGCCCATGGCGCTTGATTGATTCGGCCAGGCTGTTCAGGTCGCCCATGTCTTTGCGCACACGCTCGCCTATCTGAATTTCAGTCAGTGGTATCATGCTCAGTCCCTCAGTTAGGCCTAAGAGGCCCTCTGTAACCCAAAAAATTTTTCATCCCCTTGCTAAGCAAGTCGGCGGCGATTTCTTCCACCGACTTTCCTTCCTTTTTCGCTATTTTCTTCAATGCCTGCATCGTCTTTTTATCAAGCTGCACTTCGAGTTCCATGTAGTTTCACTCCGAGGGACTCTTGGCCCCTTGCCCCGTTTCCGCCCGTTTGTATACTTGCCTCGAACTTAGCCAGTACGAGGAATTGCTTAATGAGAGTGCGCGCAAGAACAGCAGGTGGAATGCCTCGCGCAAGAGCGATGTTTTCGAAGTACGCCTTGTCGTCCTCCGAAAGGCGGATCTTCACAGGCTCTGTATGCAACTTGTCACGCATTTAAATAACGTCCTTTGTGGTTGTTGAATAAGAAGGGCCGCGATTAACGCGGCCAAGGGGGAGTAAATGGGAGAAACAAAACATGGTTAATGTGATCTCTTGGCCTTTTTCTTTTTCTTTGGCCAAGCGTCAATAATCGACTGGGCGGTTATCTCGCCCTTAGTGATTATTTCAATTTGGTAGGCCCTCTTCTCTGGGATCTTCCCATCCCACATGTAGATGGCCTGAACTGACGTGATACCTAAAGCCCTGCGAAGGCCGTCGTATCCGCCAAAGTGTTGCTTTACTCGTTCGAAAGTATTCATACCAACGAGTTTAAGCATACTTACAGGCGGAATCAAGCATGCAAACAAAAAATATTTGTAACCTGCCTTACATGAGCAGGTTCGCAGATAGACTTAATGAGGCCCTAGAGGGCAAAGGCTGGAAGCCGGCAGAGCTGGCTAAGGCGATGGGGATTAGTCCCCAATCCATTTACTTGGTCCAATCAGGGGATACAAAAAGCATGACCCCGGAGAACCTATTCAAGGCAGCAGATGCCTTGGAAGTAAACGCCAGGTGGCTGGGAACTGGGAATGGCCCTAAGGCCCCAGAAATGAACAGGGCGATCAATCCGGAAACCCTAAAGAAGGCTATCCTGGACTTCGAAAAGGCCGCTCAGAAGGTTACAGGGAAGCCCACGCTTGAAAAGAAATGCGAGCTAATTGCTACCCTTTACGAGATGTATATTTCTGATGAAAAACCGTCAAACGTTGTCCGCTTGGTGCAACTTGTTTCGCAGAATTCGGGTCCGCTTATCTAGACTATCCAGCATATCTCCAACAGACCGCTTGTCCTCACGGATCATGGCGGTCTTGAGGCATGCCAAATCATCAATAATGCCGTTTGCCATGTTTACCATGGCGTTCTTGTCGAGTTCCTCAGATAGGATGCGGCGCACATCCTCCCTAAACGTTTCCGTGACCATTCCCCTCTCCTAAGTTGCTAAAGCCCGTCTCCCCCGCCCACTTTGTAAAATTTACAATGCGTAGCGTATTTACGCTATAAGGGAAAACGTGTCGGCTTCGTCCTATGATGCATAGGAGTCCAGCATTAATGGAAAGTTTCTGACCTGAAATGGTGCTATTTTCGTGGGCGCAGGAATTCGACAACAATAGTCGGCACCACGACCAAGCATAGAGCAACAAACAAAAGCCCGCCCATGGCCATCCCCAGAGTCAGGGGAAGAGCCATAAATAACTTATGCAGCCCTTTCCAGGATTGAGGGTTTTCCACCCATTCTGGGTTTACGTATTCAATGGCCACCAAGAATGAGAGTTCCGGCCACACCCCATCCATTAGAAACACAATGACTTGATAACCAAATATTATGGCAGCACCTAAGCACAGCCAAACGAACACAACCCCAATAAAGCTCCCTATCGCAGCGCCAACAGACTCCAAGGTCTCCCTTTTCATTATTCCCTCCAGCTATAAGCCCGGCCTTTTCAGGCACCGGTAAACATACCACGACCACGTTGTAAAAAAATATTTCCAAGGATACTTGATAATACTTGTAAGCTTGCTTACACTTACCCCATACACACCAGCGAGGCGGGGATTGAGATGAGCAGCAAACAAAAATTCAGCTTTACAGGTGGCCCATGGAGCGACCCGTTACCGATAGGCTCAAGCAAGTTCGAGATTCATGCCAGCGGCATGCATCAATTTCCTGGCGAGATTCAAAAGAAAGCTTCTCCGCAGGTTTGCGTTGTGAACCGCCTGGAGGACGCATACGTGATTAGCATGGTTCCCCAATTCGTTGATTTTGCCGAACGCGTGGCAAAACATTTTGAGGGGGCAAACACGCCGCTTGGCGACATGGCAAACCATTTAATTAAAGCGGTTAAACGGTTGGCCTAACCCCCCCCAACGAAACAGAGAGGAGATGGATGTATGAACCGAATTCACGGCGTGAAATATAAGGTCGAGTACAAAGGACAACCGGTGTATTTCGTTTGCAAGGGTGTATCCGCTGAATGCACGCGGTTGTTTGACATGACTGGAAAACGAATCACTGGCGTATCGCTGGCGGAGCGTCAGGCGATCTGCGACAAGATTGATGCCAGCAAATTGCAGCCGGTCAGGATGATTATTTCATGAGCGACACGATCAATAAGCGTTTACCAATGAGCCTGCGTGACCCGGAGAAAGTATTGGAGCGCGGGCAGCAGCTCTTGAGGGATGAAGAAAAGCAGGCAGAGTTTCGGGTACTTCTGAAGGGAATTATAAAACGCTGCGGCATCAACCAGACAGAGACGGCTGAACACTTGGGATGTAGTCCGCAACATGTGAGCGACCTGCTGAGCGGGCGCAGATTGCCGAGCGTCGGCATTACTAATGCCCTGTGTTCGTGGCAAAGCACTGGCGAAGTCAGCACAAGGAATATCCACCTTGCCGCCGCCCGGGCGCATGGTTGGCAAGTTTAACCCCCGTATGCGGAGAGATGTATTCATGAGTAATGAGCAGAAACATACGCAGGGATTGTTGAGATTCGACGGGCCGAAGATCGTTAGTGAATTCTATCCGGTCGCGACCGTGAACTCCTACAACACTGCCGAAGGTAAGGCGAATGGTCGCCGCCTCGTTGCTGCCTGGAATGCGTGCATTGATGTGCCAACCGAAACCCTGGAAGCAATGGCTACATTGCCGGGGCTTTATGGGAGCCAAGAACAAGCGGTGGCCTTGGTAGAGCAGAACAAAGCACTGCTGGAATTCGTGGAGAACTCGGAGCGCGCATTAGATTACCTGCTTCAGGTGCTCAAGGAAAAGCATCCTCACGAAAGCTTTCCGCACGCTGAGTCTGTTCTCTGCAAAGCCAAAGCTTTCCTCTCCCAACCCCAAATCGAGGCGAAGTGAATGAAGCTCGATCTTAGACAAAGGTGTGCTCGCTACAGGTGCGGAAAATTAATCCGCAAAGGCGCCGAAGCACAAGCGAATTACGAGCGTTACAAGCCATTTTGCAGCTACCACTGCCAAGAATGGCACGCACTTGAAGAAGCACAGAGATGGGTGAATTCAAGGAGGCCCGCATGAGTGCACTTTACACCGAACTCTCGAGACAGGGTTTACTCCTGGAGTACGACCCAATTCAGTACCACAGATTGCTGTTGATACGTGGATTGAAGCGAGCCGAAAAGGCCGGAGACGAAAGGACGCGGGAGTGGATTAGGAAGCAGTTGGTTAATGATTCGAGGAATGGCAAATGAAAACCATTGAATACAAATATGTTGATAAAGCGGATTGGGAGCGCGGCGAGTGGGACGGCGAACCGGACAAAATTCAGTTTCAGGATGAAAAGACCGGCATGCCCTGCCTGATCGTTCGCGGCCCTTCTGGCGCGCTGTGCGGTTACGTTGGAGTGAATCCTGGCCATCCTTTCTATGAGCAGGAGTATGACGGCTGCCGCCTCAAGAACGATGATGATGAATACATAGACGTGCATGGCGGCCTGACCTTCTCGGGTTTCTGTCACGAGAATGCTGACAATCACGGTATCTGCCACCTGCCGGACGAAGGCGAAGAAAAGAAAGTATGGTGGCTAGGGTTTGATTGCGCCCACTCTGGCGACTACTGCCCTGCTCATTCGCGATATGGGCGCGAGTTCCGCCGCCATGAGTTCGAGTCATACAAAGCCCTTGGTTATGTGCGGCATCAGGTCCGCAAGCTGGCGGCACAAATCGCCAACCCGGAACTGTGCGAAACCCAACACCACCCTTACTGATGGGGAATGAGGATGAGTGAACAGAAACGAAAGGCCAAAAAGGTTTGGTTTGCAAGGAATGTTATCTCCTTGTACACCCGAAACCCGGATTACCGAATGTATCACAAAAAACCGCGGCTTTACGAAAATGGTTTTTATGAATCAGCGAATGCGCAATTTTGCGCTGAACAAGTTGAAGCGGTAACGGGCTTCAAGCTCAAGCCCGGCGAATGCAAGCGAGTCCGTATCCGGATTGAGGAGGTCAAATGACCGAGAAACGAGAGGGTGTGAGACCGGGATACGTAACCGACGAGCATCTTAAGTATTTGGATGATCTGCGGGAAAGCGGGGTTACGAACATGTCTAGTGGAGGTCGTTACCTTATCCAGAAATTTGGGCTCAGCGTCGATAAGGCAAGCAGCATTTTATCTTATTGGATGAAATCCTTTGGAGACCCGAACAGATGAACGCCGTATTGAAACAAAGCGAACCCCTGCCCGACGACCAGATGAAAGAGCTGATCTACGAAGCTATGAGGATCGTCAGCGGTGACACGATGAAGCTCGCCACAAAGTGGCATCTCAAGGCGCTGCTTGAGGAACGGACGAACCTCGTTGCAGCCCTGGCGCAAGCTAAGGATGGTTTGGTTAATGCGGCAGATGCGTTGAGCGGTGGCGACAAGGATATGGCAATCGCCCACTTCCGGGACGTACACGCACAGCTCCTTGAATCGTCCTTTCTGGAAAAGCGGGAATCGGATTGGGTGAGGAAGGTGTTACATGGCGACCCTTCCTGAGCATATCGGGCGCCTGCCTGTGCCCAAGTTCAAAGCGTTTCTTGACGCTCACGGGGTCGAGGTTTTGACACCGACGAACGAATGGGAGGTGATGCGCGTAATCATCAATGATGCTGTACAGGTTGTTTATAAGAACGCCAAAGGCAAATTGAACTGGCAAGGCTGCGACCATTTAATCAGAGCCTTCCATGCGTGGCGCGACAAACTCCCAATGGAAACATGGCTGGATAAGATCAGCTCCGGAAATCAGGTTAAAAAGAAGTCGCCAAAGTTTAAGGCCATTATCGAGCGCGATGGGTACGTGTGCTTTTACTGTGGCATTGGCCTTACTCCGGAAACAGACAGTGTTGAGCACTTGCTTGCAAGGGCGCACGGCGGGAGCAGCCATATCAGTAATCTTGTGCTGGCCTGCAAACCGCACAACAGAGAAGCCGGACACCTGTCTATTGCTGAGAAAGTAAGGTTCAGGGACCAATTACGCAACAAACAAGAGGAAGGGCGGGATGAGTCCGCTTGAAGAACAGATGGCCGAGATACTGGCGAAAGCGTTGATACATGAACTCAACCTGGATAGGCACCACTTTTGGCATCCCTGGTTCCAAGGGGCCGCATGGGCGCTAGTGGATTACAGCGTGGAAAAGGAACGGGAAGAGCAGGAAAAATTACGAGTTAATTACTGAGGATAAATATATGAATGCGATTGTGAAACCTGAAAATCAACAGATGGCGCCGGTCAATGAATCGGATTCGCACATTCAGGCATTGGCGAAGCTGGCTGCCGGTGGCGCGAGTCTTGAAGTTATGGAGCAGATGAAAGGCTTGGTGGAATGGGACGAAGCCCGCCGCGCCAAGGCGGAATTTAACAAGGCATTTTCCGAGGCCAAGGCGAAGTTTAAGCCCGCAAAGAAAACAGGCTATAACAAACACCTGACCAGTCATTACAGCACCCTGCTTGATTACGACGAAGCAACGCGGGAGGCGCTGGGGCAGCATGGTTTGTCCTGGCGGCATGTCCCAAAATCGCTACCCGGAGAAATCACGTCCATCACCTGCATTCTGGCCCACAAGAGCGGGCATTCAGAAGAAGCAACGATGGAGGCGCCCTCCTACTCCATGACCAATAACGCGGTTAACAAACTGCAATCGGTTGGTATTGTTGCGATGTACTTAAAACGTATGACCCTAGCGTCCCTGCTTGGCCTTGTCTCCGATGCCGAATTCGACAATGACGGGAACGGTGGGGAGCAGGCGCAGAACGTTACTGAGGAACAGGCGGCCAACCTTCAAGCGCTTCTTGAGGAAGTAAAGGCAAACAAGGATGGCTTCTTTAAATACCTGACCACGAAATGCAAAAAGGAAATCAAGGCGTTTAAGGACATCCCGGCGGCTCATTATCAGTCAGCGGTTAAGGCTCTGGAGAACCAGAGGAAAAAATGAAAGTCATTGACTGCCCTCAATATAGCCCTGAGTGGTGGGCCGCTAGGCTGGGGAAGCCTACGAGTTCAGAGTTTGACCGGATTATCACCCCGGCCAAGCTGGAGCCGTCCACGTCAGCCGATGCGTACATGGACAAGCTTTTGGGCGAGTATTTTAGAGGCAAGCCGGATGAGACTTTTCAGTCGGAGTACATGAAGAACGGCAAAGAGAATGAACAAGAGGCCCGCGATTACTACGCCTTTAATTTCAATTGCGAGCCTCGGACGGTTGGGTTCTGCGTAACTGATGATGAGCGGTATGGGTGTAGCCCGGACATGCTGCTTGATGGCGGCGGGTGTGAATTAAAGGTCGTGCTTTCTGGAACCATTATCAAGTACCACCGGAAAGCCGTGCTCCCACTGGAATACAAAATGCAGGTTATCGGGAGTCTTGCAGTAACAGATTTAGAGTACTGGGATTTTTTTGCATACCACGGAGACATAAAGCCCTTCTACATTAGGACGGAGCGGAAGGACGTATTGAAGGAGATAACAGCGGTAAGGGATGCGGTAAACAGATTTTGTGACAAGTTAGATAAAGAACGCGAAGCATTAAGGAGCAAATTTCAATGAGTAAGGGCGTTAATAAAACGATCATCCTTGGCCACCTCGGTCAAGATCCAGATGTTAAATACACTACATCAGGCTCGGCAGTGGCAAACCTGAGTATCGCAACAACCGAGTCTTGGAAGGATAAAACCACCGGACAGAAGCAAGAGCGCACTGAATGGCACCGCGTGGTGTTCTTCGGAAAGCTCGGGGAGATTTGCGGCCAGTATCTCAAAAAAGGATCGCAGATTTATGTCGAAGGAAGGCTTCAAACCCGTAAGTGGCAAGACAAGAACGGGCAGGACCGTTACACCACTGAAATTATCGGCAACGAAATGCAGATGATTGGCAAGAAGCCTGAGGGGAATTCAGCGCCAGAAGATACCGGCTTTAAAGACGATGACATTCCCGACTTTGGGCCGGCAGCCTAACCCCCTGGCGAATGCGAGGAGATGTGATGAGTGCACGATATAGAGAACTTAACCTGATGAACCACTTTGAGTTGGCGCGACATGCTCATCAACTTGAAATTGAGCATCAGGCATCTGAGGCAACGGTGATATTGCTCAATCAGGAGCTAAGCACACTCCGCGCCCAACTCGCCGAGGCCGAGCGGAAGCTGAACACCCGAGCCACAGAGGGGGTGTGGCTGTCGATGGAGACGGCACCTAAAAACATTTTAATCCTACTGCTCGTCCCCGAATTCGGAGCATGGGCAGAATCTCCGTGGAAAGGAAGGTGGAGTTTCGGAAAGCAATGTTGGGCTTTATGCGCACCACTATCTGAAAACTCAAAGCAAGTAATGGTGACGGATATTCCGGCCCCAGTTGGCTGGCAACACCTACCCCCCATCGCCAACCGGCGGGGAGGCTTTATGACCGAACCCCTGAGCCCGGAGCGGAGCGCGGACGTAGCAAGACATGTAATGCAGCAGCCTTTCAAGTATTTGTATGGGAGCGTACTTCTTGATAGCGATGCAGGGATTGTGTACTGGGAGCCCGGTAAAAACATCTATCAACGCGAGAATCTCACCCAGACGACCGCTAGGATGATTGAGGAACGGAAAAAAGCGTACCGCGAAACTATCGCAATGCCAAATCCGGATTTTGGAATTGTGAATAACGATTGGCAACAGCATATGGAACGGTTAAACGCAGCCCAAGCCACCGGAGACACGAACGCGATTGAGGTCCTTTTGAGCGAACTACTGGAGAAGAGTGATGGCTAAACGGCATAAATGGTCACGGGGTAACGGTTGGTGCCATTGCGTAGATTGTGGGTGCCGCTACAGCACCGGCGATGTTTACAATCGACGATACCAGCAGCCGGATGGCAGGACGACATACACAGCCGAGACGTGTACACCAAGGCGGCCGGCCACGAGTCACTATGAAAACGCGGAGCACTTATCAAATGAATAACCCCCAACCACTCGAAATAAGGAGGGTTAATCCGGAGTGCCTGCTAGAGGCAGCCAATAAGGCGGAGCCTAACAGTGGATGGAAAATAAATGCAGCTGGCGATGTTTATAAGATTACTCACGGCTGCGGTGTTTCGTTCCGCCCATTATCGGACAGCATTCAGGGTCAGGCTTTTGTCCATTCCCTCATGCTGGCGTTGATGGATGAGAAGAATGGCAACTGGGAATTCGGCAAAGCACGCGGGCAGTTTCATGCTCGTAAAATTGACGGCCCGGTAACAACTTACATGTGTGACGAATCAGCCGCCTTACTGGCTATGCGCTGTGTCGCATTCGATACCGGCCTGCCGGTGTATTTGGAGGAATGATGGAATTTACAGCAGAGCAAATGAAAGCAGTGGCGGAGAAGGTTTATCCGGGCAGGCATGCTGTTGGCCATGAAGCCAATGGCAAGACATGGGTATACTTGAAGCCGCTGAAAGGCGAAGATGCGGAATTATTCGCCCCATCCCTCACCGGCACCGAGCGCGAACGGGCGCAGGCGCTGGACTGTATTGTGGCGGCCGAGAAAATATGCGCCGAGCAAAAATATTGCTTTGCTTGTTGCAACGATGAGCCAGACATCCTCACCGCTGCTATCTGCGCCCTCCTTGAGCACACAGGAGAGAGAGGGTGATGGGGATGTACGAAAGCACTTGCACAGCGTCAGACAAGCCCACAGGACTTGATAAAAATGTCTTGGATGAAGTGATTAGCCGTCTCAAGGATATGGAGAGAAACGAACCAATCGCGGCCTACATGCGCGAGCGCGGATTCGATCCGAACAAAGGTGATGTGATGATTGTGCCTGACTTCCTGTGGAGACGGCTTGGCATGCCTGATTTGCCTTACGTGCAGAAGTCGGTTTTTATAACTCAAATACTTCTTATGAAGTCACCAATGAGTATTATTGCTCCTATGCCAGAATTTGATTACACCGAAGTTAAGCGGCCGTTCAAGTTTGGAGCCAGATTAAGAGAATTGCTGCGGAGATTGTTCAAATGAAACCCCCGCGCACAAAAACCGAGTGGGTGAAGATGACGCTTGAGGTGGCGAAGTTTGTGAACCCGCACATTGAGTGGATCGCAGAGCCAGACGGCCGCATTGTATCGAAGCACGGAATGCTGGATTTCAGTCTTGAAAATACCAAAGACCAACTCGCTACGCGTGCGGCGCTGGAGGCCAAAGGGTGGAACTTTAAAGCAGGTTCAAAATATTGCTATGCGTACCGTAGATTTCAAAACGCAAAAAACTCAGGAACCGAGGAACACAAATACAACACCCTCCCCGAGGCACTGGTTGATTGCGTCAGGATTATGAAGATGGAGGGGGAATGAGCGAGACAATTGATAAACAAAAATTACTGAACTGGATTGAGCAGGAAATTTTATACTGGCTCGAAGAAACACCCAGTCATGCCATCATAGCTTTGAAGGATTTGAAGGCAGAGATTATAAGCGGGAATCTTAATTCGGAGGCTTCATGAATACACCAGATGAAAAGATTCAGCGAGTTATCGATTACCTGAAAAAGATTAGGACCATTTGCGAGGAAGCGACAGAAATCCCGCCGGATTTGGGGGTTATTGAAATGCTCGCCGATAACGCCCTGAGAGAGTTAGACGCGGGGAAGGCGGGACGGGGGAGTGAGTGAGGAATAAATATGGAAAATTTACTGGATTACAACGATATTGCAAAGATAATGAAGCGATCAATGAGGCATGTCCGGGAACGTGTAATGAAGGATGAGCAAGCGCCGCACCCGGTTGTGCGGGGAAGATTCAAAGAATCGGACATCAAGCAGTTTCTAAACGTTTTGCAATCTCGCTCGCGTGAGCGTTGTAATAGATCATCGCGTGCCTCGGGTCGCGCCAGCCAAACATCCGGCACAGGTCCAGAACATCCAGTTTCCGAGCTAAACGAGTAGCGGCCGTGTGCCTTGTGTCGTGGAAGGTGAGATTGGGGATCTTGGCCTTTCTCGTTGCTTCCCTGAACAGCCTGGAGGCGTAGTCTGTGGTAATCGTGAAGCCGTTCCCTATCAACTCCCTTGCCCTTTTGGTTAACGGGACCTTCCTGGATTCGTTGTTTTTGCTGTCCTGAATAATCGCATAGTCCGAAAAGACATCCCGCTCAACGTCCAGCCCGATCATCTCGCTTAATCGCATCCCGGTCTCTATCGCCAGTTGCATCAGCCTTAACGTCTCCCCGTGAGGCCCGTTCTGGCCCAAAACCTCAATCATTAACGCCTCTTCTTTGGGGGAGATAACCCTATCCCTAGGCTTACTATTCTGCGGTTTTCGGACCTTTTTTAGCGGGCTTTCGGGTATCCATTGCCACTCCGTCACGCAGACCGAAAAGAGTCCAGACCATAAAGCCAGTTCTCGCCGGACGGACGCGGGGGCAACCTCTCTTAACCGCTCATCTCGCCAGTCGCCAAAGTCGGAAGGTTTAACGCTGGAGAGGCGTTTGTTTGCGATGGGATAGGTCAGGAATTTATTGAGCCGTACCCTCTCCCACCTGGCACCCTTTTTCGTGGGGACAATCTCATTCAGGTACTTCTTAATTGCGTCTGAGACGAGCTTTAAGCCGCCCGGGGACTCATCCCTTTCAAGGGCGACTTCGATGTCCCTGGCCCATTTTACAGCCGTCTCCTTGTGGATGAATGACTCAGACGCGTAGAATGATTTGGTCCTAACCTCTACCCGCCATTTCTTCCCGCGCTTCCGTATGCTCGCCATAAGTGGCGTAATTATGGCGTAGTGACAATGCGGATTCTAGTGTACTTCCGTGTATTCCTGTGGACTTTTGTGATTGGCGATCCTGGTTAACGTGTTGTTTTGTGTACTCTTGAGGAGTCTTGTGTATTTCTGTGGGGTTTGTCTTGGTGCCCAGGGCGAGCAAGTGAAATGTGTGATATTTCAGATATTTACACGATGTTTGGCGTTATAGTGGCGTAGTGAATTTAGGCGGATACCTTATATAGGCGCTTTATGCACCAAACACTCCAACAACCCACGCCCCGGAGTAATGACACAACGGTCCCCGGACTGGGCCTGAGTCGATCCGGACCAGATCATGAACTTGAGATAAATAGCCGGATAAGCGGCGATGTAGTCCAGCCTTTCCTGGGTCCACTTGTACAAACTTCTCCGAGCGATCAGGCCGTGGTGGGCTTCTGGTCCGATGTTGTAGCTTCCGTTTGCGCGGATGACGATGGGAAGAGGCTGGGGAACGTTGTTGATTGTATAGAACCGGCTGTTCCCGTTTCCGGGTCCTATCAAAACCTCGGTAGTCAAATAAAGCCCGTTACCCCTTGCTCTCAGGTCATCGTTTGTCGCGTGGACTTCGCAGGAGACGTCCCAAATATCTCCAAGGGATGGGCGCGGCATTTCGATAAATCGTATACACCGATCATACGGGAAAGTCGGATCATTAAAACCAACTGCCGTATCGTTCCCAAAAACAGGGATGTCGGTGTAGCGTTCGGTTTCTAAATCTTCGTAGAGCATCAGTAGATTTCCAAAATGTACACAACACCAGCGCTCCCAGCACCGCCAGCAAAGTTTGAAGTCGTGCCCGAAGTTCTGCAACCAGAGCCACCGCCTCCATGTGTCGTTGCGGTATTCCCATTAGCGTCTGTTAAAGACGCATTAACAGCGCCGCCTAAAATTGAAGTACCAGCCGTAGAGACCTGTGCAATCAATCCGGTCACAACACGAGAAGCAGATGACGAGCTGCCCGGAATATTGATGTCGCCTCCGGAGGCTGTACCGCCAGCGGACCCGGCCTGCCCACCGCTACCCGATGTCCCGGTCATGCTCATTCCGGCCAGCCCACCCCCGGCGCTTATGTTTAATCCGCCGCTGGAGGTTATTGTGGTGGCAACTCCATTATTACCATCGTTAGCGCCGGCTGCTGGAGCAGCACCGGCAGTGCCGATGGTAATGGTGTAATTTTTTTCAGGTTCAGTGATGAGCTTAATAACCGTCCCAGCGCCAGACCCGGCAGAACTTGCGGCAGCGGTTCCAGCGCCCTGCCCGTCAACACTTCCACCAGAAGCCCCGCCACCGATAGCGACAAACAAAATCATCCGGGTTTTAACATCCGGAGAATATGTTTCGCTGGCTGTAACCACGCGAAGGCTAAACCTGTATTGGATGGTGGCGAACGCGTTTAAAGAGGTGATAAGTTTTTCAGCCCAGCCTTCAACAGATTGGCCGCGCACCATCTTAAAAAATCGTATGAAATCCATTGGAAATCTTCAGGTGTGTTGTAAAATACAATTGATCAGGGAGGAAAGCGCAATATGAAAAAGCTATTGATTTGTTTTTTTGTCTGCTCAAACGCCTATGCAGGTCCCTATGTCCAAGGCGCAATTTTTTATAATCAAGACGCCTACGGCGTAACGAGCAATTCGGTAATCCAGGGGGCTTTCGGGTACAAATTCGATCTAAATGAAAATTTAGATATCGAGTTACAAGCCCGCATAGAGGAGGACCCGAAGAATAAAAATGAAGACGACTACATCGCTTTCCGGGCCTATGGGTTTCTTATAAGAGCAAAAACAGACGGCTTTTATATCGGTGGCGGATTGTTCTATAACCCTGACGCCTGGGGTGTAACCAGCAATACTCTCGCCCACGTTTCAGCGGGCTATGAATACATAATCTCCGAGTATTGGGAGATCAACGCGCAGCTTAAGCACGAAAGCGACCCCATGAATAACGGGGCAAAAGATTACATTTCTAACGAGTCAGCGGGGGCTATTCTCAGGCTTAATATTTAGGGAACAGACGTTGACTGATTGCTTGCGTCCATGTTTGTCAGGGTGAAATTATGCCCTATCCCGCTGAAATCTTTCCCCATTGAAGCGGAATCAAGAAATCTTAGATGGAAACCGTGGTTGTCATAATTCACTGTATAAGCAGTTCCTGCCCCGCTTAAGACTGAACCCTTCGGGAAGGGCTTTGGCTTCCACGTTCCGCTTCCACTGATTCCATATTGATTTACAGTTACATCAGGATTAGAGCCGGTGACAGACCCTAAAATAATTTCAGCAAGAGAACCCGCAAAAAACGAAGCCGCGCTTTGATTTGCACCAAATCTAAATTTGGCAACTCCCGTAATAGCGCCAATTGTCCAACCGTCTCTTGTTGTTGCGGCGGAAAGTGTTTGTTTAACGCCATTTATAAAAACTTTGCTGTCAGCGGAACCAAGCGCGCCCGACTGCGCTAAGACAACATGTGTCCAACTGCCAGATGGGACCACATCGCCTGTTGTTGACGCGGTATATAAGGCAACGTTATTAGACTCAAGGGCAATCGTAATATCTTGATTGCTATGGGTCACTCTGAAAAAGTTATCTGCTGGGGCGGCTGTACCGTAACACTCAAATATAACACCTGACGACGTGTTTGTTGGTTTCACCCAAAAACTCAGAGATTGATTAGTCACATCCCCAGTTATGCTTGAGGTTAGGGACATATATTCATCTGTCCCATTAAAGGTACACGACTTTTGAATCACTCTCTCGGCCGACGGAGTGCCTATAATGTGAACTCTGCTCATGTCAGCGCCGCATTACCCCAGATTAACCATGAATCCGTAGAGTCTTTATAAATGGTCGCCACCCCACCTTGCGCAAGAGTTCTATTCCCATCAGCCGGAGCTGATGCGTTTAGCCATTTCAGAGTTGCGGCACCACTGGCAACGATGGTCAAGCTGTTATCGTCCAGGTTTATAAGCTGAATAATTGTCCCATTCGAAAATGCAACGCTCGCCTCAAGTGGAATAGTCCATGTTCTTGTGGTTGTGTCGGCAGCAGTCTTAACAATGGTTTTACCGGCGTCAGCCAGTACGAACGTATAATCGGCATTCTGGGTTGAAGGGCTTGAAATATTTCCGGTGATCGCCTGAGTCGTTAAGTTATCGGGATTCCAGATTGCCCCTGAATTCGCATCCGCTGCCGCTTGCGATGCATAAAGTGCAATCTTATATGCAGCGTTAATATGTGGGATAACGATATTCCCTGAGACTGCCGGATACCCTTCAGAATTCAGAGTGATCGTATTTACAAGCGTTCCGCCAGTACTGTCGGTTGCCATCTGTAACAACGTGGAGGTTCCAGCTTGGTACGCCTTCATGACATAGCCGGATGCAGGGGACCCGTTCACATGATATTGCACAGGAGTCTGTGATAAAGGGTAATAAGACATTCAGTTCTCCAAGAACGGCCGCTCGCGCGGCTAGGGTTACAGGGGGTTAAAGGTTGTTGGCTACAGACGATGTTGCGGCCGGGGTTTCGGTGACTTGTGAGGCCGCTGAGATTTCGGTTAACAATTTGTCAACGATGATCTTTTCGGCCTTCGATCCTTTTTCAGCATTGGCAAGCCTAATCATCAAGGCGCGAACAGGACGTGATTCGTAAACCCGAGCACCAAGTCCAACACTGCCAGTAATCATCAGGGCAACAATGGCGGCAGGATTCTGCACAGCAGCTCCGGCACCAGCGGCAACGCCGATAGACGTCTGTACGGCTTGGCCGGTAGGAGTAACCGCTTTCGCCTCACCGGCTCTTTTTGTGGCCTCAAGCAATCTTTGAAATCCAATCAATTGCTCTTTCTGCTCACCACGGAAAAACGCCTCTATTTGAGGCCCGGCTTTTTTCAATTCACGGTTGATTGTCTCGGGTGTCATGTTGTCCAGGCCGCCCGCCTTCTCTACAACATGATTCAAGATCGAGTTTCTAGCATTCGCCCTTCCGCTGTTATCAAGGGATCTATAAAGCAATGAGATTTCCGAAGGCTTGGAGCTAAACAGTAGAGTTCTGTATTGCTCCGGCGTGACCTCCCCGCGATCCAGAACACCCTTTAAGCGCGACTTACTTAAGGTTCTGGCTTCCTCCGCATAAATCGCGTCGGCCTGCTTGTATTTGAAATACTCATTCGGAGCGTTCGTCTTAACGAATTCATCCATATCCTGAGACATGGCACCACGGATTTTGGCAAGCAGGCGTTTGCTATTAGTCGGAAGCTGGGACCGTCCGGCAGGGTCAGTGCGCTCCATAATGTCTGAAAGGTAGGTTCTATTCTCGCGAAGCAAAGAGAAGGTTTGCGGATTCTGTAGGGCAGTCTTCAGTTCTTGAAGGTCTTTAATAGTTGCCTGATCCACCACCTTCCCGGGCGCCGAAAGCTCAGCAATTGTGTCGTCAATCTGCTTGAGCGTGTTGTTTAGCGGCACATCTCCGGCAGAATTCATAATTCCGTTTATTCGTTCGTACCGTTCCGAAGCAGCAGCTTTGATCCGGTCCTTCTTGCGCTTGATGCTATCCATTACCGCTTTGTCATCGACAGGGGGTATTTTTGAGGCCCATTCCTGAATGGCGTCCTTTCTCGCCACCTGCTGACTTCCACGTACGCCCCCGGTCCCAATGAATGGAACACGCTCTGCAAACTGTCTTGTAAGTCCTCCTACAATAGTTTCAGGCGGAACTACGTCAGTTGTTTTAACAGGAACTCCAGCGAGTTCGCCCGCTTTTATAATCTGCTGAGCTTTTGGTGATGGCTGGCCTATTTTGGTTCTGACAAGAGGCACAAGCGCGGACTCGCCAGCAGCCTGCACGCCAGGTTGTAATGTTGCAGCAAGGGCAACGTCTGAAGGATTAAACTCACCACCGGAGACTGCCTGCGCCCCTTCAATAGTTGCCTGAGTTCCGCCAGAGGCGACCGCGCCTTTCCCGGCCTGCTTTAATCCGGACTTGAACCCACCGGTTACAATTCCGGTCCCAACTTTGGCGGCAGGAGTAAACACAGTGCCGATTCCAAACAATTGCGCAAGGTCTGTCGAAGAAATTCCGGGGCGGTTCAGGACGGCTCTTACTCCGGTTTGGTTGTCAGCTAACAGGACGTTCCCACGTTCATCGGTTTGCATTCCGATTTCAGGAAAAATCGAGGTCATGATTTGACCTAACTCCTGTTCGTTTGGGGTTATCGCGGCAAGCGCAGAGAATTGCGCGATCTTTGCTGGATCTTTTCCTTTCAATATTCCGGACGTGAAAAGCTCAGGGAGATCACGGGTTGCTCTCGTAGAAATGTCTGGAGCTTGTGGAGCCCCTGAAACAGCTCCACCGGAGCCTTGAACCATACCAGAGCTTGAGGATCTGGCAGCTCTGATAGCGCCTGCCAGTTTCTTGGCGGCCTCTACATCTCCAGCCGCGTCCGCATTTCTTAATGCGGTTTCAAGTCTTTGAACATCAAGGGGCATATTTGTTGACCAGAGCGTCTATGTCGTTGTTTTGTTGTGGAGCAGCGGAGGCCACAGCCCCCGTTCCAAGCTTGGCCCGGATAATTGCGTCAATATTGCGCACTTTCGACTTCACGGCGGCGGGGTGGTCTTTACGGGTCGGTATCATGTCCAGCAAAAGCTTCTGATCTGAATCAGTGAAATTCCCTTCACCAGCTATTCTGAAAATAGATTTCAGGGTCGGCGCAATTGCTGCTATTGCTCCTTCGGCAATTTGCTGCTCTGCCGTGACTGCTGGCAGCCTGCCAACTCCAGGTCCTGTTTCGGTGCCGGCTAAAGCCTCCAAAAGCCCCTTCATGGCGGTGTCGTAGGTTTCGAGAGCGATGGCGTTTTTCTTCTTTACGCCTTCGGCCTCTACTTCAAGTTTTATCCGCTCTTCAGCAGCGGTGACGGCAGCCTTAACACCGGGAAGCTTCTCAAGCTGGGCATCAAGTTCTGCGCTTTCGCTTGCGCCCGCCTTAGCGCCTGATATTTTGGCCTCGGAACCGGCAACTAGATCCGTCTTCCCAGTTTCGGCGATTGTAGACGCAGCCGAGCCCACTGCCCTCGCATCAAGTCCAAGTGCTATTTTTCGAGCTTTTTCCTTCTCGTCTGGTTTAAGTCCCTTTGTCATTTCCTCAAACTCAACCAACCCAGCAGGCTTGCCAGACTTATCAAACATACTCGCCCGCTGAATCCAGCCGTTTGCTCCAGCAAGGAGTCTTTGTGGATCGCGGTCTAGTTCAATAAGGGCGTCGTCCATGTCCGAAGGATCAAGACCAAGCTTTTTCATCTGATCGCGACGGGCCGTCAGCGTAGCTCTTGTCCCCTCAATATCGTTTTGTTCCAACATGGGGATGATTTGAGACGAGATGATGGCATTGGATTTAACTCGCGCTAAATCCGCCTCGGTCAAAGCGAGCTGTTTCCTGGCACTGGAGGTTTGTTGGTTCTCGCGGATCTGTTGCAGAGTCCCCACATTAGTTAGAGCATTCCCAATAGTCTGCCCAACATCCGGAACACGTGACTGTAGTGCGATAAGTTCGTTTATCGGCATTAGTGCAGCTTCCTCTCAAGCTCGGGGTAATCGACGTACTTAACACCAAAGACATCAACGACAGCACTCGGGAAAACTTTTTCAACATCTTGAGCCATGACGCCAACCATGACTTGGGGATGCCAGGCGTACCGGAAGCGACAGATCGGAATTCCACACGGTAACTCACCCAAGACTTCAACATCAGTTTTGAAGCGACGGTCTGAAAGCATGACCCCACTGCCGCCCGTGGCGTAGTTCATGCCGAGATTTAATAGATTGTTGAAACCTGCGGCGCGTGCGTTCGCAGCTCCAACCAGACCGGCCGCTTGCGCGTTTCCGCCTTGGGTAAGTAAATCACTGATGGAATTTGCTGCATTCATGCTGCCGATACCGGACTGAGCGGCGGAATTCTGACCCATGCCAGCCGCGTTAAAACGATTATCAATTCCTTGCTGCAAAAGTCCCTGCCCCAACAAAAGGAGCTGATTCTGAAGTGCGGCGGGCGTATCACCCGTGCCAAGACGACCTGAGGCCGCCTGAATGTTCATTAGTCGATTGGTTGCATCATCTGCAAGAGCGGAGAAGAAGGGATTATTCTGAATATACTCAAGTTGTGCTTGAGGGTTATTGATTAGCCGATTAAGGCCGGATAATTGCCTCTCCCCAAACCGGCGATACGGAGACAAATCTCCACGAAGCTGGTTTCTCGCCCTTCTCTGCTCGCGAATACCTGCAAACGCGGCTTCATTCTGCAAATTAGCAGCATCTTTAGACGCGTCCGCAGCATCAGAACCCGTTATGACGTCCAGGAAACCCATAATTCACCTACAGATTGAAAAAAATTGAAAAGGAGGGTTAAAGACCAACTTCAATGTCAGCGGCGGCGAAGTGAATGCACCAGTAAACCGCGTCCGACATCTTTATTCTGAAAATTCGGTTGTAAAATGATCCAAGCCCGAACCATTCGACTTTCCAAATGAACTCCCCGGCGCGCCCAGCGGAGGCCCATTGCTCCGTTGACCACGTTCTCCCGCCGTCATCCGAGAATTGCAGCATTACGAACGGCCCCTCATCGTCTTCATCCTGAGATGTGGAGCCAACGCCTGTTTCCATGATGAGTTCAAACCGGCTCATGGTGATTAATTTCCCCGGTTGACCAATCAAACCGCCGTGGAAATTGCCCGAATCTCGAATTCTTAAGACTTCTTCTCCGAACTCATCGAAAGTATCTTTGTCGAGTTCGTAAATATTCCCGTTTGTGTAGTCGGTGACGTAGTTTTTGTGGTTGAAATAGACGAAAGAGGAGCCGATATAACGCTCTGTCTCTGAGGTCCCAGAGGAAAGCTCAAACCATCCGTTCTCTATACCTACACTTTCGTTAAAGCAGAACGTTCTCTGTGCGTTTGGGAAGGTGATAACGTAGAAATTCTGCCCTTGAAACTGAAAACAGTTCCCTTCCGCGTCATCGATGACTGAAAACCCCTCAATGATATTTGCTAAATGTATCGGGGTGACGTTGGTTTCCTGTACACCCTGTACAAAATAGATCCTTCTATCGTCTCCCAGGAAATAAAACCCGTTGTCGTTCTTCGCAGGAGAATGGAGAGCCGCTAGACCGACTTGAATAATCGCGCCCAAAATGGGTGAAAAAGGAGGATTTCCGGTCCCCGGGTTCTCCCACGGCTCCAATGTCTTATCGCCCATCATCCATACGATTTTGTCGTATACAAAAACCCGGATCAGGTCGTCGGCGTTTGACTCAGCAGTTCCGTAATTAAGTCCAGATATGCTGGAGGCGTCCCCAACATCAGAAGAGGCGAACCGCCCGCCGTCCCCGTCGAACAGAATTTGATTGTTGATGTGGTCGCAGGAGTTCGGGGATTCAAGGTCTGCGTCCGTTATCTCGGTTAAGGTTGCTCCGTCCCATTCATACGCAGTACCTTCCGTTACAATTACGACACTGCTGCCAATCCCTGCAAAGATGCACTTCGCGGAACCTGCTATCGTTCCTCGGCTCGTCCTCGCCCCAGAACTGTCTATGGTATAAAGCGTTTCGCCGCATACCTGATAGAACACGTTCAGGTGCTCGAAACCTCCCCTATCCGGTCCCGTGCCAGTCGAGAAAGAAGCAAGGCCAGGAAATGAATTTAAAACGAAGTCGCTCCCAACCCTCTCAGGGTAGAGATTTAGCGTTTTCTGGTTTGAAAGAAATTTAGACCGGGATTCCGATGTTGGCCCGGTTAAGTTGATCGGGACTAACATCCGGATCGAATATCCGAGCGGCCTTGAGAAACGAGGACGTCAGGCAGTTCCATTTCTTCAATCTCAGCCTGTAAATACTTATCTCTGACGTTATCCAGGAGCGTTACGGCTTCTTGTCTTACCGTCTGGGGTATCGGAAGCTTCCAATGATCAGCAATCGCAACAGCCAGATTGGTCTTTAAACAAGACATCTCCGAGGCGTCCAAATAGACCGTATCAGACGAGGCCAAAGTAGTGAGCTGGAAATCTAGACCATCGTTCTTTCGGTCAGCAATCCAGTCATTTAACAGCTCCAGCCCCTTGACCAGTTTGTCATTGGGGACAGTCTGACCGGTTGGAATAACTCCGGCACGCTCAAGACCCGATGTAACAACCTGTAAAGCAGTCGTCATATCGGCCTGTAGGCAACTGTGATACTCCCGGTTGCCGCGTCGTCAGGGTTTACGATCAGCTTGGTTTCAAAACGAATACCGGGGAAAGTAATGTTTGTCCCAACAGCAGCAGAGGCCGCGATAGTGACAACTGTCGTTGCATCGTCCTGAATGGGTAGAGCATTGGCTGAAAGAGCTGTATTAACGTACACGCCAAACAATAGAGCCGGACCGTCATAAACCGTCGTGGTGTTATCCGCGACGTTAACAACAGCGTACTTACATTCAGTATGCGTCAACCTGCTCGCGTCGGCCTGCTGGCTCTGCGAAACAGAAGGTTTAACAACAATTTGTTCAGCAATAGAGGCGGTTCTTGTCATAAGAACTCCTTAGAAGGAGGGCCATCCTTGGCCCAGAGGGTTGGTTACGAAGTAGCAAACGGGGTAACCATCGTGCCAGTGCCGATGACCAAACCATTTACGTACCACTTGGTAGAACTGATGCAGACGAAACGAAGGGTCGTGCCGATAAAGCCGCCCTTGGTATCACCATCCATCGTTACCGCCACAATGGTCGTGCCATCCGCCTCAAACACGTCACCGGAGGTGGCGATAGTTGCATCGCCCGCCATCACAGCGCCAACCAGGAAGGTTGTGGCCGCGTCGGTGATAATTTTGTATGAGTTGGAGGTACGAGTGACTGTTACACCCACATCGAAGTACATGCCTTCCTGCGGGGCCGGAAGGGTCAAGGTCGCGCCAGAGGCAACACCCAGCAGAACCAAAGCTCCAGATTGCTCTTTGGTCAGCGTAGTGTTTGACGTGACAGAGACGATTTCTCGATGCTGGCCGGTAGCAACACAGCCGTCAGGCGAGCCGTAGTTCAAGCGTTCAAGATTTGCAGAAAGTGCCATTGTTCATTCCTCCTTAGTTAGCCGCGCCAATGATTCGGCACGCCCACTCAGGACGAAGGGCAGCCATTCCGTACAAAATATCGATACGCATCAGCAGCTCATCGTTACGAATGTCCGAGGCTTGCCAAACACGCAGCGACAACCCGTCTTGAGCGATGCGAGAACACTTGTGGGCGTCGTCCATCAACGGCAGGTCGGCCGTTACGAACTGGAACGCTTCCTTGTGGTACATCAACTGCTGGACGTAGCTGGTCGAAGCTGATCCGACAAAAGTAATGTCCGCGTTGTCGGTCGGCGCGCCGGATACGTTTTGCAGGGGGTTGGTCGTGTCCCAGATGATCGCTGGGCTAAAGGTGATGCTTGTGGTCGTCGCTGAAACAACGGTGAATTGCTTCAGATGGGAGTAAGCAACCTTCGTTTCAGGATGAACATCATAGACTTTGGTTTCACCAGAGCCAGCGCCAATAGTGAACACGGAACCGACAGCCGGAGCGGCGGTGAAGCCGTCCACAGTTAGAGTGCTCAAACCACTGGTAAAGCTGGTCTGGTTAATTTCGCCCGCAACGTCGGCGCTGTTGGTCAGCGTCCACATGCGGTCATTTTCATACCAGTCAGCCATCGCGGTGCGACCGATCAGGCCTTCACGGTACTGCTTGCGAATCTGCTCGGAATCCTGAAACAGACCCTTCAAGCCGTTAACCATCCCACCCATCGCAACTGAGTCGCACTGAATGTAACGATTACCGTCTTTCGGGGCTAACTGCTGGTTCAGCTTCGCACGAGCCGCGCCTACCGCTACAAGGTCAGTCAAGGCAGTGCCAGCCGTGCCAGCCAGGTTATAGGTGGCCTTCGTCGAAGCGGCGATATAATCCGCCTCAATACCAGACACCAAAACCTTCACCGCAGGTTCGATATAACGCTTGCTGAACTCGTCAATCGAAAGAGCCAGTTCAGCAGAGTTGAATCGCATATCTACATGGTCTTGGGTGGCCAGCGTGATAGTGCCGCTCTGCTCGTTCTGGTCCTGTACATCCATAACACGGGAACCCGTGGTACGTTTGTACTGGTTGGGCTTGCGTACGCGCAAAGCGGAGCCGATTTTGGCCCCTACTTTGCCGTACGAGTCGTCGTACTGAAGGTCAGTCGTTGCTATGAACTGAAGGGATTCATGAGCAACACTCAGAGCCTCCTTCGTGATCATGTCCATCGTTAAATTGGAATTTGCCATTTTGAATTACTCCAAACATGGCCCTACCTCCACTTGCGAGCGGCTCTTTGCTTCTTGCGCAGAGCGTCGTACTCAGAATAAGGAAGCTTCGGGTCGTAAATATCCTTTTCGGTTACTGACGATCCCTTGACTTGCTTTACAGGAGGGGGCGCGTTGCTAACTGTCTTCGGTTTGGGTATTTCCAACCGAGACTCCAGGAGAGCTAGTTCACGCGCGGCTTGAACGGGAGAAAGGGAGGCTATCCGCTCGGCTTCCTCAAGATGGGTGCCGAGGTGATAGAACAGAGCAACGTTTTTCGGCGATTCCTGAATAAGAGTTACCAAATCAGGTGACATCTCCTTGGTTATTAACGCAAACGTAGGGTCTGCGATAACCTCATCAATGCCTTCGTAATTGGCCTTTTCTTTGTTCAGGTCGTTAACGAATTTCTGAGCCGTTTTGAACCGAGCTTCCTGCTTGCGCTGGGCTTCCTGTTCTTGCGTCTCACGTTGCTTACCCTGCGAGGAATCGTAAGCAGCTTTGTCCTGGTGATACTTGTGAACGGCCGCCACAAAGTCAGCGTCGTTATCAAAATCAGCAAGCTTTGGCTCTTTGGGTTCCTGCGGGCTGGCCTGTTGGCGAAGCCTGTTAAGCTCCTCCTCCAGTTGTCTCTTTTCTTCCCGAAGCTGGTGCTTATCGCGCGTCAGCTCATTTATGCGCTTCTGGACTCCCGGAGATGGCTTGGCTTTTTCCTCGCCCTTCTCGGGGTTTTCGGCGGCGCTGGCCGGAGTGTCGGTAGACTCAGTACCGGTATCAGGGGCTTTCCCCTCGTCAGCAGTTGTCGGGGCTGCGTTTTCGACAGGTGCAGGAGCGCTCGCGGTCTCAACGACCGTTGTTTCAGTACTCATTGATTACCTCTGTTGTTGCGCGGGTTGCGAAGGAGACGCCACTTGGGCGAGAAAATCTTTAAGAAGCCGGACCTTGTCAGAATCAATACCTTCCAGTGTTTCGGCGGTCTTGGCCTGATTTAGCTGGGTCTTGGATTTGCGTTCCTCTATCTCTGAGAGGATCTGTTGAATCTGGATCATCATGGCCTGCTGCTGCTGCTGCTGAGCCTGTTGTGCTGCCTGATCCATTTGGGCTTTCTTCTCGGGGTCTTTTTCTTCCACAAGGCCAGGAGGAAGCGTCTTCCTGAAACGCGCCTCAAGCTCATCAGCGTGCGGGATATCCAGGTTCTTGGCGATCAGGTCGCCTGCAATTTGAAGGACTCTCGGGTCAGCTTGGGCAAGCTGGTAAAGGGCATCCACCGCCTGAGCGCGCTTGGTCTTGTAGGAAGGGCCGACAGAGATACGAACATCATATTTGCCCCGCGTCAGGTCGTGCTCAATGCGCTTGCCATCAGCCGATACATAGGGCTTGTTGATCGTTACTGAGTCTTCTTGACCGTCTTCCCCCGTGATTCTGATCACTCTCATCGTGTCGTAGAAAAACGGAATCATGTCCACCAACACACGGCCGGTATGCTCGATAGCCGTGGCAAGGTTGAACATGTAAACGCTGTTGGTGACTATTCCAGACTGCTGCTCTATCAGCTTTGCCTTACCGCTGATCGCGTTGGATTCTTGGCCAAATGAAGCCTCATGAACACCCATTGCGCTCCGAATATCATCTCCGGCAATCTGTGCGCGCTGGAGATAACCGCTCGAAGCCACAGGGGGCTGTGAGCGTTCGGGCTTCATCCCTGGAGCATTGGGGTCAGGCGTGTATGGCAGGAAAGGGGTATTGTCTTTGTTCGCTCTGTACCAAAGGCTCTTCCACTTGGCGAACATCTTCCCCGTACCAATAAACGGGGCTTTAGGCTGGAGCGCCATCTGTTCCACATCAGCGGAACTGACATAGTTGTACAAACGCTGAGGGTCTTTGGCCGGCCGCACGAGGCCGCGAATAGTCTCTTCGCCCTCGATGTTATCCACCTCACCGTAAACCGGGATAACCGGGAAATACTGGTATGGCAGAACGTGATGGTCGAACGCAGTGTTCCCGGTGACCTTCCAGTAGTGGATCTCGTAAGACTCGACTTCCCGCTCTTTAACGATCATGAGGCCGTACGCCTCCATAATCGCCTTATCGTCGTCGGCTAATTCATCCTTGGCTATCGTGTGCCCGTTGGACAGAAGGCATATGGCGCGCTTCTTGGGTACCTTCTCGTAGTACTCGCAAAAGATTACGTCCTCATCGGACACCCAATCTCCAAAGCCCTCACCGGTAAACAGCTCGTCTAAATCAGACGCCTCCACTTCAGGGAATTCAGCCTTGAAGTCGTCCTTGTGCATCTGTACGAGGCCAAGGACATAACGTCCATCGTGCTTGGTGATTTCGTTGGCTCGCGGATCAAACCACCAGTTCAGTGGATTCTTAACCCTACGCACATACAGGTCTTGCTCAAACGCATCGTGTGAGGCGAATTCGTTCTCGATCCTCCACACACCAAAGCCGCACTTAACCTGAAACTCAGCGCCGTGGAGATATACCGCCGTGGCGTTGCTGGTTTGTTCAATCGTGTTGATCAACCCACCCATGACCTTAGCAGTCTCAACGTCTGCGTTGTCGTCCACCGGCATTACACGGATAGACGGACGATTGTCGCGCATGTCTCCGATAACAGCCTTGATGCCCTGCCCTACTTTGTCCAGGGTGAGCATCAACCGGCCGTTGCGCTCCTTCTTGATCTCCTCCGGCCACTGATCCAGTGCGGCAAACTTGAGGTCGTCAACCATCTCCTTCCGGTTTGCGCTGTCGGCTTCATACGACTCTGTGCGAGCCTTTTTGCACCGCTCAACGACGGCCTCGATCTGCTTGTCCTTCTTCTTGGGCTCTGCCTTAGTTCTTGCCATTACAGGCCAACTCCGGCGGGAATATCGAACTCCTCATCTTCCGCGTCTTCTGGCTTATAGCCCTGCGCCATTTGGCGGATGGCGTCCGAAGGGTGTGATGCCCAATCGTGTACAGGCTCGCCAAGCACAGCCTTCTTTTCATCCCATTCGTACCGATATGCTTTCAAAGCTTTCCACCCATCTTTAGTCTTGGTTTCATCGAACCGACACGCCGGAAACTTTTCCTTCATCATGTCGATACCGGTCTTGATCTGGTCAACTCTCGGAACAACTACAATCCGGTCTTCCTTCACACCTGCGCTAATGAGGCGGTCCTTGAAGGTCTTCATGTCGTAATCCCGCTGATTGTCAGCGTCGTGCGGGATGAACCACCTTCCGAGGTTATAACCCTTGTCCCGTATTTCTTTAACGTAAACGCCAACCGGCTTTAATTGGTTCTGGTAATAATCCACAAAGTCATACCACGGCTCGTTGTGCTGCATGAACCAGGCACAGGTCGTCTCTGCCTTTGTGCTCTTACCAATATCAAGAAACACATCTACCGGGCGATTGGCGGTAACTGGAAGCTTGCAAAATCGATCCTCTTCCAAGACCTTCCCGATCTGCTCCCCATACACAGCGAACTCAGAAATCTGCTCAAAAGCTTCATCAACAGTGGAGGGGTACTCTTGCTTCATCTTGGATTTCTGAGTGCCCTTCTTTTTGGTGTACCAGGCTTTCTGCTCTGATGTCAGCTCAATTCCAAGCTGATGCTCTAAGTCAATGAAATACGCCTCAAGGTCGGCTGGAATCTTTACGTCAGCTTTTAGCCGATACTCTGGATGATTGATCCAATTGAAGAAAAAGAACTTGTAATCAAGTTCTGTGAGCTCACTCTCAGGGTAATTCTTGTATTGCATACAAAGGTCATAGAAATGACCCCAATCACCCTCGGCCGTGGACTCGATAAATACGAACTGCCCAGCCGCTACCGTGTTAAGCGATCCAGTAATGATTTCACTGGCTTTGTCTGGATACTTGGCGCATATCTTTCCGAACTCCGAGACATGCAAGTATTGGTATGTGCCTGACCGGAGGGACGTCCCGACACGAATACTTGAGCCATTAGCGAATGAAAGCTCGCCGGCCGAGTCATTGTTTGCCGGTATGCGCTGCTTTAACTCAGCAGGCAGGTTGTCATAGGCAAACTTGATCTTGTCCTTGAAGAACTTCTGTGCGTCTTCCCTGTTGTGCGCGATGACGCCGGCATTAATGTTCGAATTGAACAAACACCGATCCAGCATGAATATCTGAATCAGCGTCGTTATGCCTAACTGGCGAACTTTGAGGATGAGGCACATATACCACATCCCTTTGTAAAGTAGCTCTTGAGCCCAGTTAAAGCGAAACTTTACCTTTTCGCCCTGCTTATTTTTGATGTAGTAGAGGTTATTCAGCCGCCAGTATGGGTTGGCCAAATCACTCGCTGTTGGCATTCGGTAAGCCTGTGTCGGCTCCGTCCATGTTGGATAAGAGTTGGGCCAGAGTATCGGACACGTCGTGTTTGTTTTCTTGCTTGTCAGCCAAGCCGAGGTCTCGGGCTATGATGTTAGCGTTCAGGAGGTCGGCGGCGGCCCCAGTAAACTTCTGATCCCTGATGACGTTCTCAGCTTCGCTACAGATGTAAGCAAAATCTTCCCGCCCGCAATATTCGTCCCAAGTCGGTCTCGATATGCCAAGGAAATGGCACAGACCAAAAATGGTCATGGCTCGCATTTTGGTTACTTCTGCCTTAGTTACCTGCCCTTGCGAGCAGAACACCTTTTCCTCTTTCAAGGGGTTGCCCTCAACCCACTCGAAATATTCACAACAAGCCGCCCACAGAATATCGGGGGTTTCGAATATCTTGCCCCTGCCGTGGGTTGTTCTGGCTTCCCAGAAGCGATTGCCTACCGGGGCGGGCATCAGTTACACATCCTCCGATACTCGGTATCAACTACCTGAATAATCAACTTCTTCTCTTTGGTGAGCCCGGCAGCTGTGACTATCCTGTTACTCAGGACATACTTAGCCCCATGATAACCACCCGAGATAGTGGCGCTTGCGCTCGTCGAGGTGTTGGATTCGGTGAGGGTCAGACCGGTAATGGTGGCGGAGTCGTTCATGTACCAATCAGTAGAGCTGATCGTGTCGCCTTCCAGCCAGTTGGTCCAGTCAATCGTATACTTCTCTACATCGTCCGGATCTTTAATCCAGATCTTGTCCGGCTCGTGGTAGGTGATGCGGTTTTCAGCAGCCACGTTTGCCTTTGCCTTTACCGGGTTTCTTCTTCATGAGTTCGCCGCCTTTAGCCTGAAATCAAAATAGCCAAACATCCCAATAGGCGTGTAATCAACTAAATCTTGACCATCCTTTCGATACAGTCGTGCCATATAAATCCTGTACGCCATAACGAATGAATCAATCACTCCCTTCCCTCCGTCTGCGCGATCTCAACCCTGCCGTTTTCCCAGGGAAAGCCGTGGTAGGCAGCGAACCCAAAAGCGGCTATCAGGTTGAGAATGATCCCGCCCATGATTACCCATAACTTGTTATCGATGGAATCAAACCGGCTCTTGTTTTCCTGCTTGTCCGTTACGCAGTGCTGCGCGTGTGCGTCGAACTTTGCTTCCAAAGCCGTTAACCTCTCATTCTGAGTCATACGTGCTTACCCCTCAGTCAAAAGTATGGGGGTCCGGTTGTGTTTCAGGGGTACTATCACTGACCTGCTCCTTATTTACGGATAAGGGGTTTGGGAGGACTGGGGCCGGTGCGTCAACACTGGCCTCAGTCCGCGCTTAAATCATTAGCTGCAACTTGGCGAACTCAAGCACTCCAACCTCATGGGCTCGGTCGCCTACTTTGCCGTATCCTCTTGCTTCTACGCTGCCGTCCTCTCTCGCAAGGACTACAATGGCGTGCTCGGCGGTTTCTGGCTTTTGCTCTATCTCATCAGCCAGCTTCCGAAGCATGGCCGGAATGTCCATCAAATTGGTATTGTCGAGCTTTACAACATTCAGCATTTTGCTAGAGCCTTCATCACATCCCCATATTTCTTGCGTGTCTCTTCCATAGATTCACGACTCTTCTTGCTGGCCTTTACGCGCACATAACGGCCCTTAACAACCTTGTAAAGCACGTTATCTTTAATCACCATCATGGGTTTTCCACTCATTATTCGTATCCGCGCAGTATCTTATGGGCTTTCTCTAGGTCAGCAGCAATCCGCCGATGTTTGGCACGTTCCCTAAGGAGTCTGGTAGTTGCTGCCTTGCCTCTATGCCACATGGCAAGCTCATCAAGTCTCTTCAGGTGACTGTTGCTTGTTAGTGCTGTCATATTGGTATGCTCAAACTCCACTCAATCGGCAAATACGAAAGGCCCAACGGTATTGAATTTGCCGTTAAAAGCCCCTTCAAAGTCCATCGGGACCATGAATCCCTTATGCATTGCTTCGGGCCAGAGATACAAATCGACCGCAAGAAATACACGATCAAAGCCTTCTGTGTTCATCAGTCATCCGCCCCAGTTAAAGAGGGGGAGACTATTGGGATTTTGGTGGAGCGGGATTAAGTTCGGCCTTCAGGGTTACAAGTAAAGCTTTGTGTTTTTTCTCGGAATCAAGAAAGACTTCCTCTACATTAAAAGCCTGTTCAACAGCTTTGCGGCATAATTCCTCAAGCAATGGATCTGCCTTATAGGAGATTGGATTTAAAAGCGGCGGTAAACTAATCATGGGCTCAATTATACCCATTTCTTTTGTTACATTCTTCCAGGGCTTGGCGCATCTCGACTGCGACCACGGCCAGACCTGTAACCGTTTCATCTGAGGTTGCCGGCACATCACACTTAACGGCTGAATACACCGGATTCCCTGAGCAAGCCGACAAGGTCAGAAGGCATATCGCACTGATGTACCACTTCGCGGATTTTCTGGATTCGGTCACGGTATACAACTCGCTCCTGAACAATTACCTTCTCGGCCTCAGTTCGGTTCTCAATAACCTCAACAGCTTTGTCTGTCTGGCCAGCTTTTACCGAATCAACCCCTACACTGCGGCCAAAGAAGAAAGCCGCAACAATAAGCAGAATTGCCAGAGCTTTATACATTGCTGAGCCAATTGTTTTTTATCCCGCGAAGCCATGAAAGTGTGTATAGGACGCAAACAAAGAATATCCCCCACTGCTCGGCAGTCCATGCAGCATAGAACCAGAACGGTTGACCAATAAGACCGAAGATGCACGCCCATCTACGCCATGACTGGCGCTTATCCTGAGTTAGCCAAACAGCCGTTACGCCAGTGAGGATAATTCCAACCTGTTCAATCATATTAGTTTCCGCTGCCCAGCTCTGCGCTGCCCATTACGTTAGTGTTGGAGGAGTACCAGATGCTAGGCAGCAGAATTGGGTTAGGCATCAGCCAAAGCCTTGAATACATCAGCATACTTTTCGCTGATTTCCCTAATCAGTTCTTTGTTCCCTTCGCGGCGCTCTGCTCGATGAGTGGAGCGTTTTGCCCACTTATGGTGATCGATATAAGCGCACGGCCTTTTCGATTGAAGCTCATACCCTGGAGACTTTGCGCCTTTCTTCGTTCTACTCATACAGCCTCGTAAACATCAACTCCGCGACCACATCCAGTCTCAAAAATGGATGCAATCTCTACGGCTTTCCGGGCATCAGCGCCCATCGCCATAGCTGCCAATGCAAAATCCCGGCCAGAACCCCAAGCCATGATCTTATCTTCGATAATGATTGGTATTGGCTGGCGCTCGTAAACATGAATTCGTTTATCTTTGATAACGATCAGCTTTGCCCAACGATCTTCGTTCTTCTGGCATTCAGGCCATTTGGCTGGATCGGCTCCACTCTTGTACCAATCCACAAGCATAAGACCGGAGTCAGCGTTATCGGTCCAAGCCAAAACCTCTCCAGTCTCAAGCTTCATTGACTTGGTAACCGTGTAGGCCAGCCCTGAATTGGTAGCCTGTTTGTCAGTGGCTAAGGTCTTGCCATCCCATGCTACGACTGTCATTTAGGCGGATAGTTATCAATAAACTTCATGAGGCCACCACCGAAGCCGCGCACAACACGCTCCACGGTCTTCACCCGGCCATCAGGGTAATACTCGATTCGCTGAACATCACCCTCAAAACCAGTGGCATTAAAACCGGGGATACCAAACGGAACATTTACGCCGTTCGAATAATCAATCACGCGGCACCTCGCTCGGCCTGTCCAGGGCTTCGTTCTCATCCACGGATGTCATGATCGTCTGATCCATCTCGCGGATTTTCTGAATCTGCCCTTTCTCGTTTACAACTATGGTCCGGGTCATGGACTTGTTGGTTATGGTCCCGAGGCGGTCAAGGGCATCATTGGCCATGTACCCAGCCCCGAATACCACATAAGCCTCGGCTTCAGCCGGCAGGAGCGAATAGGCCACAATCGACCCGATTACCGATAACGCAGCCTTGTAGGGCTTTTCCTTCACGTACTCCCAAGGGGTAACAAGTGTCTTCCGGGCGGAAGACATCTCGCTCAGGATCATCAGGAAGTGAGTCAACAGCCCGAGGATCAACATGGAGGGGTGAGATAACAGAAAGCTCAACGAACAAACCTCACCGTCTCATGGCAATCGATCTGCTTAACCTGCCCGTCCTCGAACTTTATCGACTCGATATTGCAGCCAGCATCGCCAGCGGTTTCAATAAGATCCTCAGCTTCGCCCTTCTTCCCGCCCATCGAACAGCTAACACAACCCGCAAGGGCCAGAAGCAACAAACCGTAAATCCAGGTCTTGTGAAACACATTCATGGCTACCTCCCGCTGCGTCAACAGCGATGGGCCGGTTAGGTCAGGCTAGAAAGGCCTTTGCGTCGAATGTCGGACAGTCCTTCAGCCATTCGCTTTGCTCGACTGTGCCGTCACCGTCTATGTCGGGTGATAAGTCACGATGTCCAAGAACTTCGGCTTTAGGGAACTGCGTTAACAGTTCGCGCAGAAGAATCTCAAGGGCCTGGAATTGGCGGAAGGTGAAATTGCATTCAGCTTTGCCATCCTGACCAACCCCGCCAACCATGCAAATCCCGATACTACCGGTGTTGTGGCCAGCTACATGGGCGCCTGCTATCTCAATAGGGCGGCCATTCTCACGCAATCCATTACGCCGGATAACGTAGTGATACCCAATATCCCGCCAGCCCTTTTCTTTGTGCCACTGGGTAATCTCGGCCTCTCCGATATTCCGGTCGGCTTTCGTGGCGGAGCAATGGACAACGATCTTGGTTATTGGGCGCATAAGGTTGACAATAACCCCGCTTAAGGTTGCCAATGTTTCGGCTTAAGGTTGACAATCGAAACGCAATTGGAGCGGCCCTACGCCCACTTGAAATACATCTCATGGGTTTCACCGGTAACGGGCCGCAAAGACAAAAACCGCGAATGTTGCCCATTGTTAAGAGGGGTCGCGGTTGGTGAATTGGGAAATTTTTTGGAAGCGCCGCCGTTACCGAGCGGCTGAGCGGGTAACAATTCAGTAATTATGATTGAGTTTGAGAATAAATCAAGCACTTAGCGGCTCCAGTTGTTTTCGTGGAACCTCTGTAGGAACCGCGTTCCCCATGATGTTGAACAGAACAATAATTCGATCAAACTTCTTTGCTTGTACAATTGCCTCGTACCCTTCGAAGGGGCCTGACTTAATTCTCACGGGATCGCCGGGAGAATAATCCCGCTTCGGGATAGTATGGATGCCAAGACTGTCTTCTTGCTTCCTTAGCATTTCGATCACTGAATCATGGACGACAGCAGGCCAAAGCCCGGCCCGAACCATTGCAACCACCCCGGGAGCTTTCAGGACCGGTCGAAAGTTGTCCTCACCTGGAGCAAGGCGCACAAAGGCATATCGCGGAAACATGCATTCTGTTTCCTTGGCAACCGATCTCCTCCTATCAACCCAAACCAAAGGGCAATAAGTTTCGAAGCCCTGGACCCTTAAGCTTACCGATACCGGAATTTCCGACTTAATCTTAGTCTGTACGCAATACCAGTTCTTCATACAGCCTCGCTTATTGGTGGTTGATCGTTTGCAGCCGCTTTATGGTGATCCAGATGGCATTCCCGGCAAAGCCACGTAACATCTGTTGGCCTGTTGTAATCCTCGTGATGCATTTGAGATTCAGGGGAGCCGCACTTTTCGCATGGCTTTCGATCAATCTTTCCCCTATTCAGATAAACATTTGCATACGATCTTGCGTTGGCCTTTTTACGCTGCTTATCTGTTAACTCAGAATGCTTCGGCCGATTCTCGCGCATATATTCGGCGTGGCATTTTTTACAGTATCTTTGGATTCCGCGATCCCTGCGGGCGTGACAGCCTGAGCACAACCCCATTCCTTTTGGCATCCGTTTTCTGCCGATGTGGAACTTATGGTCAATCGTGGAACCTTTCATAAACCTCCTTAGTGCTCATAATCACCTAACTGGTATAGAAATATGCGGGTGTAGGCGGAGGTCACGGGCTTTGCGTCGCCTTGTTATAGTTCGCATGGATCATCGCCACCAATTCATGGTCCCGATAGCTGAAATCATCCGGTATCATCAAGCAAAGAACAGGCTTCTTTGTCAGCTCGCGGAGCCTTTGCTGCTGATCGTCGGTCATGCAAACGATTTCATCAGCCCACTCCAAAAGCACATCGCTAACAGGGATCAGGGCATAATGTTCAATTCCTGCCGACCTTGTGTTGTAGTAATAGGGGTCTTGCGAAAGAACCAGCGCCGCCGTGGGTGAGCGCAGTAACCCAGCAGAGCAAATACAAAGAACTTTTTTGTAGTCACCTTGGAACCTATTTTTGCAGGTACGCATTGCAGAATCTTTGTCGTAAACTAACATTTACCCTCCAGCTCTCTCAGGCGTTGTATCGTTATCACCGTGCGCTCCTCCTCGCCTTGCTCTTGCGAGAACGTAACGCTTTTGACGATTTCGCAGTTATCGTCGTCAAGTACTCCTGCCTCAACGATTCCATCAATTGCAGCTTTAGCCGATACCCCGTCTGGGTCAGTTGGCCTCTTGCGTACTGAATGGATATGGATACGTACTGCTTGATCACCGAATTCACAAAGCTCCGCCTGTGGTAATGCATCCGAAGAAGCTGGTTCCAGGTCGGGAGCGGTATTGGTATCTCGATTCTCATCCAATTTTGATCAACCCCTTTTCAATCATGCGGCGCCAGGTGCGGACCATTGCACGCAGCGTAAACGCCTCAACATTTGCCAAAAGAATTCCTTTCGGTCTATTTCTGCCATCCAAAAAGTCATGGCATGCAGAACAACCATAGGCCGAACAGAAGTCATCAGACTTCCTCCCCATCCCGTGCGATTCATCCGGCAAATGGCAAAGCACGGTAGTCTCCGGGTTGCCATTGCACACACCGGGTATCTGGAAAGTACATTCTTCCCCGCGTGCGCTATCCCGCAACTTCTGGCTCCGGATTGGTTTCGATTTCATCAGCATATGGTCTTCTGCTTCCGCTTAGGGGGTTTGGTTAGCATGCTCATACACTCGGCTTCGGGCAGGCCCGCATCCACCATATCGCCAGAACCAATTCGCCAAGCACCAGCCAGCCCGTATGCGCCCACCATGCCGTGAGCGAAAGAAACACGGCAGAGCCAACAAGCCAGCCAATCCAAAGTCGTTGCTTATAATTCATCCCCCAACCCCTCCCGGTAACAAATATTCAACAGGGACGCCCAATTCATCCAACAGAAACGGCTCAAGCTTTTCATCAAATAACTTGAATTGTTTCTTGGTCATCTTCCGGCTCGCGGCGTCCAAGTAAAAAACCTCCTCTCCAATCGTTACCGCTCTAGTCCCCAGAATCTTCCGCTTGCAGTACACGTGCAAAGCCTCGGGCGTAGATTCGTATATCCCGGCGTTCCGCAAGTACTGGCATGCTCCCTGTATCAGCGCCCAATGGCGAGCGTTCTGGGTTATGGTCCGCTGGTCTCCTTCCTCTATCTCGATCCTCAGCGGCTTATCAGTCTCAAGGATTCGCTCCACGAGTTCGGATTTCTGGCGGTGGTTGGTGACGAAGTGGACTGTCATTTATCTGCCCAGCAAACCGAAACCGAAACTGACCAATCCCACCAACCAAGGGCAATAAGGAATCCCTTGAAAGCAGCATCCTCCCCCGAGACGTAAACAAGGGCCGGAAGAACCGCTTTCTCGCCGTCCCCTGGATGCCTGCCAGCATGAAAATTGACTTTCATCACTTCCTCCTCTCCTTAACCTTTGCATTCTTCGAGCGTGCCGATCCTGACAAGACGTACATGTGCAGAATACCGCCCCTCAGGTCCCATCCATACATGCTCTCCCCAAAGGCAGTAGCGCCTACCACCCTTCGGCCCCTCGTTCGTGATTTTGAATTTTCCGTCTTCACTGATTAAATATTTCCCGTGTGAGTCTGTTCGTTCGTGCCAGGTCATTCATCGATCGCCAGAATCCCGCCTCTATTCCCCGTGGTTGCTATTAGCTTTATTTCCTCGACAACCTCGAAAAATAGACCTGCATCAGAAATTCTTTTCAAAGCAACTTCCTCGGCCCTAGCCACGTCTTTGGCGACCACCCAAACATAAACTGCATCTTGCGAACCGCTTGTTACTTTGCAGTTGTATAGATTCATAGTGAATACTCTTTAACGCGCTTTCCGTTCGGCAGATCCTTCCACTTCTTCTTCACCGGCCAGCCGTAGCGGATCAGGTCTCCAGCACGCTGAGATACTGAACACAGCCCGCAAACCTTCGGGCCGGACAACACCGTTATCTTGTGCCCGTCGAACATGGCCTCTAACATCCGGTGAGTATCAGTCCCTTGCTTCGGGATAATAGCTCTGCGTTTCTTGGCTACTGCCATAATGCGGTCGTGGTTCATTTCGTCTCCTCCGGCTTCTTCAATGTCTCGTACGTTGTAAATCTGTGCCCATTGGCACATTGTCTGCGGCGGATGTTGTAGGAATCACGCAGCCGCTTGGATGAATAAATCCGAACATCAATAACAATGCTCTTGGCTCCGCAGTGTTCGCAGTTCATGCGCGCTCCTTCGGAATTTCCGATAAAGCTCTTTCAACGCTCCACCCTCTGCGCAATCTGGAATGGAGGGTTTGTCTTGAGATTCGAGCAACAACCGCCCATTCAGCGAGTGTCTTTCGCTGGCCCTCAAACACGAGGAACCGGCTAACCGCATTCCGGCGCAGAGACACCTGTGCCTCCGGATTAAACCGCGTGTTCTTCCTGAATGGCTCAATAACCTTCTCAACGCTCTCCAGCGTCGGGGGCTCCAACCAATCTCCATTGGCCACAATCTCATGCGGACTCATTCCGAGTTCCTGGTACATGATTTCGATGGCTAGGCGGTGTTGGGGGGTCATTGAAAATCACCAATCTGTTTGCTAACCACGTACCCAGCGCTAACTCCAAGAACACGTAAAATCCAGCCAAAAATTCGACGTAAATATTTTTCCTTTTTTGGCGACATGTTCGTACGACGATACTTTGATACTTGTGCATTTTTTGGGACGTCAAGACCGAACAACAATCCTTCTGGGGACACTCCCAAAAATTCAGCGATTTTGCAGACAGACTCTGCCGATGGAGTCGCCCTTCCTCTTACCATGTTGCTTATTGACTGCTGAGAAAGACCGGTTGCCTCCGCAAGCTGCATTTGAGACAACTTGTGAAATCGCATGAGAAACTCTAGATTTTCCGAAAACGCTTTATTTGATCTCATTTGGATTCCTCACTGGTTCAACCTAACCTCGACCTCGACCTGTAGCTTTCGCCGGTACTGGTAAAAATCCAGCCCCCCAGGGTTCGAGTAGTTGTGCTTCTTAGCCCAATCCCAGAGCTTGTTGTCGTCTTGCGGGATCACAGCCCAATCGGGCTTCTTGCCGGTTTTTGGGTTGGCTTTTAGCTGGCCTTCGATGAATGCATTTGGCTCTGCGGGTTTTTTCAGCGCGGTAACTGCCACGGCCTGCGCTACAGCGAATTCCCCGTATTGCTTGATCAGTTTGCCAAGGTGCGAACGTGCGTGCTTTTCGTCACCGACCCCAGGAATTGAAAGCCAGACATCCCAGAGCGTCGGGGCGTCAGCCCCCGAAGGGATTTTGGTTAGTGGTTCATGGTTAGTGGTTAGGCTTTCATCTGCTTGGCTGTGGCTTTCCTCCGGGTTTTCTTGGGAACCCATTGGTAACCCGGCGGGTTTTTTTGGGCGGCCACCGGCTTTTCCCTTGGCCGCCTGCTGCTCGCAGAAGACGTGATACTCCTCGATCTCCTCAGCGATTCTTTTCTGAACATAAACGCCGTCCTTCAGGGTGAAGAACTTGCTCAACACAAAATCAACCGCCTGAATTTCTTCTGGGGTTCCAGCCCATACCCAATCCAAAGCCTCAGCCCTGGTCGGGAATCTCTCGCGGTCGTAGCAGGCATCGATTAACAGCGTGTACACGCCGTGCTGAAGGATGGACAGTCTTCCAGCCTTCTTGGAGTAGTCGCCGATGTTGCGTTTGTAGTAGTGCATTTTTTACCCGGTAACTCTTTCATTCAAAGTGTAAGAATTACATTGAGTTGCGAAATTTTTTTTGGGTACAACAAAATTTCCGGACAATGATTCAAATTCCGGAGAGTCATAAAAATTAACGAGGCACAACAAGAATCTTCGCTGTTCGTCCGTGAAATTAGTGTTGGCAAATCTTCCGTGGTAATGGAGTGCTGCCATGTCGTACACAAGAGCGGCAAATACCTCGTTCTCAAATGGTCCGAACTTGAAATGCTCACGATTGATCCGGAGCAAGGCCATATATTTCTTACCGGACTTCGTCTTGAAAACGCCTTTGTAGTTGTTGGTGGTCTCAGCCTTGTATTTGGGCCGATTCCTTGAGTTCTCGGCGGTTGTGCAAAGCCTTAGGTTCTGCTTTCTGCTGTCGAAGGGATTGCCGTTAATATGGTCAACCACCTGGCCCTTGGTAGCTCTCATCACAAGGCGATGCAGATAATGCCCATCCAGGGTTTTTGGGTCATATGCAAACGGATACGCCCAACAGCCCTCTTTCCGGCGATGCGTCCTCACGCCCCACCGATAGCGATGAACCAATTCATAGTCCTCGTCATCAATCAACGCGTACTTCTGCAACCCGTATGGACTGTTAATTGGTATCCAATTCATAAGCTCTACCGGTCGTTAAACCGACGCTCCAGGCCGGCGTCTTTAATCTGGTCTTCTAACTCCACCACCCTCGCCTTGAGCAGTTTGTTTTCTTCTTCGAGGTCGGCAATACGCTCAGCCTGCTCATCAATTTCTTGGTAAGCGCCGTCAAGATCACTTTTGAGTGATTCATATTCAGAACCAGGGATTACAACGTTGTCGCTCATATCACTCACTCGCTATGTATTTCCGGAGGCGGTACTCGTACTCAATGCCGAATAACTCGCGTAACTTTTTCATTACTACTGACGCTTCCTTTTTGGTCATGCCAACAGTGTGGAAGCAATATCTCCATTTGCCTTTCAGCCGATATTGAGCTACCCACATACAATCCGGATTCCTCACCCCCGCCCCCTTCCGCTCGTGGGGGTGGTGAAATCGGACATGTTCTGCGCGACTCGGCGCATAGTTAAAAATCCCTCGTGTAGAATTCGCGCATACCGTCAACAACGCGGCGCATGGTTTCTTCCGTTACCGGATTCAGATATTTATCCATGTCCTCACGGAACTCAGGGTCGCAAGGCTTCAAGCTGTTCAGATACCTCTCCCGTGACTCGGTGGATGACTGGCCGGGCGCTGGTTTCTTTCTGAGATGAGGTTCTTGACAACCCATCTTAAAACCATCAGCAAAACGAACTCCGTATTCAGGCTGTTTGGACTTTGCGCTGAGTTGAAATCCAAAGGGCTTTATGATCGTGCCTTCAGCGCCAATATATTTCTGCGTCCACTGACATTGTCCGGGACCGCTTATGTAAATCACGGTATCGCCGATGTTGAACTTCGCCATCTTCATCCCTCCTACCGTCTCGCGGGTGTGGAATTAACCGGGCGCTTTCTCGGGCAGGTCCTTTTTCTGGCTCTCAGCCATCTTTAGTAGTTCCGCCGGAGTCGCCTCATCAAGTGGGCGTTCATTCCAAACGTTGCCGCAGTTGTTGCACCCTCTAACCATGACACCGTTTCTTAAAACCGTATTGGCATGCGTTTCGCCACACTTGGAGCAAGGCGAATATTTGTAATAAAGACGGTCCATCAGCATCTCCCCTTCAATTTCGAACAAACCGCCATCAACCGACTCTCCGCCTTCATCGCTCGACGGTTAGCCGCTTCTACTACGTGGGTCCAATCAGTGGAGACGTAGATAGCTTCTATCGCTTTGTGGCGGGCGGCTAATTCGTTGTACTTGGCTTCGTCTACCCTGCGGTCTGCGAAGTACTCAATCCCCGCTCGAACCTGAACACCTACATACGTAAAGGCAGCCGCAAGCGAAAAGCCGACGATCACGACGCAGAAGCAGAACGCTAGGCATTGGTGGGTTTTGAGCTCGATGTTCATAGATGACGCACCTTTACTTCCAGGTTGCGCAATTTCTCAAGTTGTTTACTCAGGGAGATAATTCGTTTGGCCTGCATGGTCTTAACTATGTCTCTCGCCTCACTCTCGGTTCTGGCCCAATCTTTCCCTTCATGATGTAAGTAATCATAAAAATGCCCATCCCATGTAATACGGACCATGCCGCGCTCAAGAATCTCACCCTCTACGGCGACAATTCCTTTTTTAAACGCGTATTTCGTCACGTAAATAATCATGGATAAACCCTCAACTGTTTCTGATTCGGACACTCGCCGGTCTCGCCGTTCATGTTGAATTTATTCCAATCCTTGCAGTGGTGCTCTGTGGCCATCGGCTCCGGCTTGTTGCTCTCGATGTACCAGAGGGACAGGCAGGAGATAAGGCCGATGGCCGATAACAAGATCCCGAGCTTTTGGATCGTGGGGTTCATAATGCGCACGCTCCCATAAAGTACTTAACCAGCGCGTCTATCAAATCAGGATCGCCAGCACAGAAAATTACAAGCATGGTGATCGATAGATAGAAACCAAAATCGCTCATTTAATCGCCTCCAGCTTTTCGTATCTCTTGGCGCAAGTCTTCTCGCTCATACATCAGCCCCGGGTGTTGAGTGCTTTCAGTCTGCGTTCCTGCTCTTTCTTTCCTTGGTGCGGGCGGTACTTGCTGTGCCCGTTCATCGACTTTCTGACCTGCTCGTCAATCAGAGCGTCCATGTCGATGCCGAGGGCGGTGCTGATGATTGCTAGTTTGGCTGAGTCCTTCATTTGCCTGTCCTCAATGTGACCTTAGAGGCCCTCTGTAACCCAAAAAATTTTTCATCCCCTTGCTTAGCAAGTCGGCGGCGATTTCTTCCACCGACTTTCCTTCTTTTTTCGCTATTTTCTTCAATGCCTGCATCGTCTTTTTATCAAGCTGCACTTCGAGTTCCATGTAGTTTCACTCCGAGGGACTCTTGGCCCCTTGCCCCGTTTCCGCCCGTTTGTATACTTGCCTC